CAAATTGATTTTGCTCCGATTCTATTACCTTTACATAACTGGCATTGATCGCAAGAAAGCCCTCGACTATCGGACAAGCATTCTATTGTATCTTTAGGCTGTTCAGGAGATACATGAAAGAATCTTAAATTCTTTTCCTTTGCTCTTCTTACTGAATCATTTGTTTCAGTGGATGCCATAAAATACTTTCCGTAAGACTTAGCTTTTTGTTTACTCATCTTTTTCCAATCGTGGAAATATCCAGTCCATCCGTCACAAGATTCCGTGATCATTTTAACAATAGACAGAGGAATTAATGATGGATTTCCATAAGCTCCGAATCTAACTTTCCTACCATTAAATACATTGTCGTATAAAAACGGATCTAGTTTAGGATATTTGTTTGCTTTGTAAGATTTCCATATTTGTAATGGTGCCTGACCTACATTTACATAACAGCCGTTCCCCCTAGCAAACTTGCAACCATTACAAATAGTCTTAGCATCTAAGCCTGATTTAACTCCGTCAACTGGAGAATGATCTGCTAATAGAATCCATAATTGAATCATATTGCCAGTCTTTCTGTTACTTGTTTTAAGGGTAGCTATTACAGCAAACTTTTCGCTGTTCTTAGAACCCTCATATATTATAAATCCGTTTGGTTTCATATTATGCTATTTCCTTTACTTGATGGTTAAGAGTTAATTACGACACGGCATATCCACCCAAAGTTTTTTCTAATAACTTGAGTGTGAAAACCTAGTTTAGGGTTACGCCATGCATCTGCTATTTCTTGAGCTTTTTCTTTAGTGGTTACATGTCCTATTGTAGAATCAAATCGTTTTAATATGTTCATAGTAATAGTGATAATAATGTTTTAATAATTGGTTTGTTCTTTTAAAAAGATTACTTTCTTAACTTCGTCAATTTTATCTTTCATCATCATTTTAGTTGGCTCAGTTAGTACTTGATATTCTCTAATTAATGTATCTTCCCAGTTTTCTAGTAAGTCTTTTAATTCTTGTAAGGATTTATTTTCTAATTTGTTCATGGTTTTATTGGTTTTTCTATTTTGGTTATTTAATGAATCGAAAAGTTTTTGTGTATTTAAGGTTTTTAGAACTATCTGGCAACCATTTGAATAAAGTTACTCGACAAGTGTCATCATCTAACCAAGTTTTAACGCCAAAGTTTGTTAATTTATTCAAGGCTATTTCTTTTCCCTCAATCGTATTTGATTGAAAGCTTTCATGTATTAGACCTGTTGAAAGGTCTTTGATTTTGTGTGTAATGTTCATAATATTGATAATAATAATGTTTTAATAATAATGTGTGATACGCTTTGTAAATCATAACAAGTCAAGCCGTGCAAGAATTATTTTAAAGCATTGTATCTTTAAAGATTATCTAATGATAGTTATTAGAATTTGTAATGATAAGGATAGAATACTAATTTCAATGATTTCAAAAAAGATTGAAAATTTAAACGAATAAGAAAATACAAATTTACACATCAACGCATCAAGATATGATGATATGTTAAACCAAGTCGCAAATAACCTTGTTAATCTTTCGATTTGCGTTTGATCTGCTAACAATAGCCTTATTATTTTATTATCTATTTACCATTATATCATCCTACCCTATAATTTACTAAACTATCCTATTAATAGATAGTCGAATTGATACATTGAAGTTCGCACAATATCGATTATGATAACTAAGTAAAAGTCTGTAGCCCGCTTAGATAGTGAGATGCAGTAATTAGACATAACAAACAATAGCTCCCCACAGATCAATTTTTTTAGGGGGCATGCGGGGAGTAAGGACGACAGCGTATATAGCGTAAGCCTCTCAGATTTTTCCACCATTTTTGAAATCGCTTTGCTTATCCAAAGTATTACTCTTCCTCATCATCTATATCTATATCGCTTTCAAAGTCTATAGTGAAAGATTCAATTACAGACAACTTCAGGCATTCTAAAGCTCCTATAATGGTTTCATCGTGTAGTTCGTACTCACTTTTATAACGATAAATTAAATTGTGTAAGTCGTTGTGTAACAGTTCTATTTGATCTTCATATTTCATATCTTTAAATTTAGGGCTTTACATTTTCTAATATTCGTTATAATCCTATTAATAGGTTATTGATGGTTGTTTATGACAAGCATTTATAACAGAGCTAGGAGAAGAACGAATGTATCGACTAGCGTTAAACAGATATAGTTAAGAACTAATTTATGAATAACAATATTGGTCTTGATGGACATAGTATAGAGTTTAGATAATGACCATGTCATAAACAATCTTTAATTAAAACTTCTTTTAAGGATAGGTGTGTTCATATTTCTTTTAGAATTATTCATTATAACAACATTAAGTACTTTAGTATTTATGTATTTACACTAACTATCGGAGCACTATATATAATATCTATAAAGATATGTTAAATAGGAGTAGCTAATAAGCTACGACCACAGAAGTGCTCTAGGACCTTTAATACTTTTCTTATAGAATGAATCAGTAAACTTTGTTAACTCTTCCTCTAGGAGTTCTTGTTTCCTTAAGGATATGTTATTATCTACAACCTGATTCATTTGTTCTACCCAATAGGCTACAGCAATACTTAAAGCATCTAACCTATCATCATGTATAAGACTACCTTTATCTTTTGTTATTCTGGATAGTTGATACATTAACATATACTTAGCTTGGTGTTCTATAGGATAGCTCTGAGCACTCTTATAGTCATGTTGAATAACAGAAGGATCAATAATAAGTTTATGTTGATTAAGTACAGGTTCTAAAGTATCTATGATCCTTAACTCCTTTTGTTTGTTATGTCTTACTTCCTCTACTGAGCAAGGGTAGGATGTAAAGAGTAGTGGTTTAAGTAGTTCCTGGAACATACCATCTCCAAAGTTAGACTCTATAACAATCTTATTAACTTTGTTATCCTTGGCTATATTGACTAATTGTTTAAGTGTTAATTCATCATATCCCCCTTTAAGACCTCCAGCTTGAGGAACAAAGAGTTGACCGTTAAGCATCTTAACAACAGCATATCCTGTTTCATCCTTACCTCTACCACTAGGGTCAATGGACATGACAGATCCTGTGTACTGCACCAGATCACCAATAATCTTAAAAGGTTTATGATACCTGTCACCACCCAGACCTACATTAGGTAAGTCTCTGTTTTCGTTATCTCTGTCACTAGACCACATGATCTTTTCAGGTGCTAGTTCCACATCAACATCTGTTATAATTAGATCATTGATCTTCAAGGGATACCTGTCAGCATCTGAAAGCCTGGGATTAAGCATGAACTGTAAAGCATACCCAGTCCTTCCGTATGACATCTTTCTTTCCTCTAGGTCCATATCAGAGAATCTTGTAGGCTCTGTAGTTGTACCTATTGACTCATCTGTTATTCTTTCTACTATGAAGGGTGCTATGTCATTATCATAGTTCTTCAGTACTAAATCCTCACTAGGATACTCAGATGTCCATATACGAGCGTTATAGCCTCTCTCACGCAGTTTGTTATAAATACTATCCTCACACTGCGGTGTACCTAGAAAGATGATTCTAGAGGTGTCTAAGGGCTTCAGAATAGCTTCAAACTCTTTTACCTGTTCATCCAGCTTATCTCGCATACCTTGAGTGGCAGAGTTGTTAGGTACTTCTATGTCGTCAGCAATGATGATGTCAGCACGAGAACCTGTTAGCTGAGAGGATATACCGAGTGACTTAACTGATGGTGCGTGAGCAGCAGGTGCAGGACCAACATCAAAAGCAATCTTAGAGAATCTTTGATCTCCTCTGGGTATAAGACCTTGAAGAACAGGAATGTCGTGTATGATTTTCAAGGTGAATGTGGAGAAGTCATCTGCTCTGTTTTTAGATGCAGACACTACAAGGATGTTCTTAGAGGGGTCTAGGAGTAGTTGATGGACAGCATAGGCAGAACATATCCAGGACTTACCTACACCTCTAAAAGCCATGATAACAGATCGTTTAGGACCTTCTTGCATGTAGTCAGCAATGTCGTACTGAAGGGGTGTAGGGTCAGGCAGGTTCAAGTGCTTCCAAACTAAATATAAGAAGTT